AACGCAGAGCAGCTTCCAGTCGTCAGGAGACTGATTTAATGCCTCGTTCGTGAACCATACCGCCTGATCTATCTCGCCCGAGTCGATCAGACCCTGCAAGTCGTAAAGACTAAGCATGAGTCTTTCTCGTCACCTTCAGGTAGGCGTATTCAGGCTTGTTCACCATATCCAGCAAAGCCTGGGAGTCGTTGATATTGACCCCCTCCCGCGTCCACTTTTCAAGCAGGATCGCCGGGATGGAAGCATAGTGCGCGTAACTGTTCTTTACGCCCGTCTTCCAGTAGTCGTCATCGTTGCGCAGATCGTTCGTAACATCCAGCGCGGTCGTTACGTCAGCCTCTGCAAATTCGGTCGTGGTATCGGTCAGCGGGTCATAGTCCATCCACCGCTTGATGCCGCTAATTGGGTCGTACCCGAGGAAGTACCTCATTTGCTCCTTTAAGAGAAAACGGGGAGAGCCGTTAAGCCCTCCCCGCCCGTTACTTACTTCGCCGGATCGATGTCCGTGACCTTCCCGCTCGCCTTCTCATTACGGGAAACCAGGGTGGCTTCCATGATGAGTTGCTTGCGCTCCGAGTCGCCGGTCTTCGCCAGTTCCATCGCCTTGAGCGGACGCAATTGCGCGAGCGCCCAATACTCCATATCCAGAACGAGGATGTTCTGGTCACGGACGAAGCGGTTTGGAACCAGACGATGCTCGCCAAAGTCCGAGATGTAGAGGTCCACACCCGAGACGATCGCAGCGCCGCCGTTCTTGTTGGCGTCACGATAGCGGGTTGCGATACCAGCGAACGCGGTCGAGATTTTCGACTTCGTTGCCGGTCCGACCATCAGCGTGCCCGGATCTCCACCCGCAGCCCACACCGCCTGAATCACCGACTTCAGGTTCGCTTCCGTCACCGAACCAGCAGCCGTCGAGTCGGTCGGGCTTGCAACCGTCCCCGAGGAAAAGCCGGGAGTCGTAACGGGGCTGGAAACAGACGCCCCGCCTACCGAAGTCTTGTTCGTGGCGATCCACGACTCGACACCGGCCATGCGCGAGGCCACGGTAGCGGAACCAGCCGAAGACGCCTGATTGCGAACGCAGGCATATTCGAGGTCGCGCTTCATTTCTTCCATGCGCTTGCGAACCTGATACGCCATCTCCGAAGCGCGGCCCGCCTTGTCAACGGCTTCCTGCGTGCCGGAAACACGGGCGGTCTTGCTCAGGATCTGGCAGTAGTTCGTCAGTCGGACGGTCGGCGTTGCCGTGTTCGTCGTCGCGTCGTCGCCCTCAATCTGCGAGTTCGCAGCAGCCGCGTCGAGTGCGTCGGTCTGCCATTCGTGCAGGCGGGCCTTCGCCTTGATCTTGGCGATCTTGCTGACAAAGGGCGTTTCGGTGGGCGAGATGTCCCAAATGATCAGTTTTGTTATCGCGCAGGCTCTTTATCCCGCGCTTCCGCGCCTTTCGGTCGCGGCTCAGACTACATCATCACCTGTCGGTGTCGGGCGCTCGTGGAGACTTCATCGCTGTTCTAGCGGTATGTCTCTAGTCGTTGAACCTTCCGTCCATCCCTGAACGGCTTGGCTGCTGATTGCCCAATCCTCGAGATTGTTACCTTTCGGTACTTGAGGCTCTAAGGGGTTTCCAGCAATTCACCCAATTTTCTTGTGATGCTCCAGCCAATGACAACGCTCACAAAGCGCCTTGCCGTTAGAGGCTTCGTATCGCAGGGCAGGAAAGGAATCGAAAGGCTTGATGTGGTGCGCGTGAAGCAGGACTCGATGCCCGCAGCACTCACAAATCACCCCATGCTCTTTGCCGCAGCCCTGACAATGCCACTTCGCATTAGCCAGTACCGCAGCCTTCCATTCCGTATAGGCGGCTTTCGATCTAGCGCGAAGTCCATCGCCAGATTTGCCGCCCTTCCAGTTGCCGTTCTTCGCTCCTGCGCGATACCCGCCAGACAACGCAGACTCGCTCATCGCAAGCCTGTGTTCAATGCTCTTGGGTTTGCCGCGCAATCGCTCGGCCCTGCTGATACCGCCGATCCCATGCAGCTTGAGCCGCTTGAAGACCACGGTTTCACCAACCCCGTAATGCTCGGCTATTTTCTTCATCGACATACGCTTATACAGCGCAGCCAACTCGGATTTAGGCGGATCGAATCTACGGTACTTCCCGGAGGCTTCAATCCCGAACATCTTGAGTCGGTAGTAAACGGCGTTGTGATGCACCCCGAAGTGTCTTGCTATCTCCAGGCCGCTCATTTTCGCCGCAAGTGCTACGAAGTCTTTTCTATCTAACTCCGTCCATTTCTTTGAAAGCATTTCATAGTCCGCAAGCTTCACTGAGGACTATCATTCTCCCATAACGGGAGAGGATTTGTCAATCCTCCAAGTCTTCTCGGTTGCCGATTGCCTGGTAAGTCTGGAAAGTACCTGCGGGTGCAGACATTTCATGCTCCTAATCTGGACTTGATGAGTTCTTCAACAGCGGCGTGATCCTTGCCGCCAGATTTTTTGATCCGGGTTCGGAGGGCTTCGTACTGGGCGCGTCCTTGGGCAGACTTCGACGGGCTGGCTCCTGATTTGAGAATCTTGGGAACCTCGGCCACCTTCTTGTCCGCGATGGGCGCTTGCTTTTGCAAAGCCGCCCACTGATGCGCTGCGTGTAAGACCTTCACAAATCTCGGGTCGTAAACCTTCGCCAGTTCGTCATCGGAGAAACCGTATTCACGGCCCGACTTGACCAACGCTTGCTGAAGCTCGGCGTTCCAGTTAGGAATGGCTGAAGCGAGTTCGGTTTGCGCCTGCTCTATCGCTTGGGCACGCTTCGATTCTTCTTCTGCCGTCCTCTGTTGCTCGGCTTGTTGCAACTTCTGACTGATTTGATTCTTCAAAGTCGTAAGCTGATTCGCTCTGTGCGTCAGCTTCACGAACTCTGCGGGATCTTCCGCAGCCAGCTTGTTCCAGTTGACCCCTTGCATTTCGGGCGCTGCGACGTTGACGATCCACGCCTCCAGCGTCTTCAATTCCTGCATCGACTGCGCACGAAGTTGGGCAACGGCCTGCATTGCCTCTTCCTGCGCGGCTTGCTTTGCTTTGGCGACCTCCTGAGTCTTCCTCTGGTAGTCGTCCTGCCGCATATAACCCAGACGAAGCTCGTCAATGGTTACATCGGCCTCTTTCTCCTCGGCCCCGTTCTTGAGCGGAACCTTGAGTTTCAGCGCCTTGACTTCCTCCCATGCGGGCGGCGCTTCTTCTTGGACTTCCGTCTGCTCTTCAGCCTGCGTCGAGTCCTCTTGGGTTTGCTCGGCTTGGACTTCGGTGCTTTCGGTTGCCTGTTCCTGCGGCGCTTCTGGTTCAGGCTGTTCAGGCTCGATTGAGCCGAATAGGGCAGCACTGATCCGGTCATCTACGCTCGGTGCTGCGACTGCTTGCGCTTGGTCGCTCATAAAACTCCCTCTGGGGGAACCGGGTGCGGGATGCTCCCGGCTTGCCGACGCTTCTCAGCGTTGGCGAAATGGTGACGGGTACTGTCTTCCGGCGATGCGTCGAGTGAACACGATTGGGATGCCATAGGGGAGCCATCCCAATCCAACCCTTTCGCATCAGGTGCACTCTATCGCCGTGGAGCGCCCTGAAAACCGTCTGGGATCGGTAAAACTCTTTAGAACCCTGCTGCGTGCCTCACAGCCTCCAGCGGGGTCTTCTTCCTCTCAAGCATCGCCGCGTCAGCCTTTCCGGACTCGACGTAACTCCTTAGCAATGCCTCGAATTTCTCCATGCTCTTGAACAGCCGCCAGCAATGCTCACGGCCCTCCAGGTCACGCACAGGGGCTTTTCCCCACATCTCGGTAATGTCCTCGCGCATCTGCTTGAGCGCGGCCTGCAATGCCACATTTCCGAGTGCTTCAGCAGCCAACTGCCCGCGACGAATCCCGTCCTCGCTCAAATCGCATCTCCTATGAATAAAGCACCTTCGGAGTGGTGCTTGGGCATGTCGTGCCCGGTCTTAACTTCCTTCCATCCGGTCTTTTGAGACCAAGAGCGCCTGTGGATTGCCCGTAAATGGCAAAAGATCGCAAAGGCGTTTTCTTCGTTGCCGACCTCTACCATGAGGTCGCATTTCATTGAGGTAGTGAGGCAGGACACGATTTCCGCCTCCGCGCCCTCCGCATCCACCTTGGCGAAGTCGGCCCATTCCAGCAAAGGCAGCGCGTCCGTAACCTCTACATCAACGGTTTCCAGTTCGCCGTAAGGCTGTTTCAGGCCCGTTAGGTGGCTTCCCGTGGTATTGCCCAATACCCGCGTGAATTGCGCCGATCCATCCCGATCAGACACCGCCTTGCGGTTGAATTCGTAGGGCAGAAGGTCGTTATTAGCGCAGTTCTGCACCAATTCGGAAAAGTGGTACTTGTCCGGCTCAAAACTCCGGACCTCCCATCCATTCCTGACCATCAGCATTGTGTGAACGCCGATGTTCGCCCCGATGTCCAGCGCCTTCCTATACCTGTCCCGGTTGCGCTCGTAGAAGTCGAATATCGCCTGCTCTTTGTCGCAGAACAGCGCCTGGATTGGCACATTTCCGAACGAGTACGGCCGGAGGATCAGGCCTCGAGTGTTCAAAGAGCCTCGCTCAAGATGCCCGCAACGTCCTCGATCTCCGGGTCTCCGTGTTCGATGGACCTTCCAAACTTGACCATCGGGGCAACGTCAGCATCCTTCGGAATCCGAAGCTCCAAGAAGCCCGGTCCATCTGCTTTCAGAAGCCACTTCAGGAACGCCTGCGAATCGCATGAAATCGAACGCGCTTCGATTCCGTAGGCAATCGCAATCTCCGAAAAATCAGGGGTCGCTAGACCACCCTCATGCGAGGTCGCTGGATAGACGCCCCCAAGCCATTGCCTCTGAGTCTGCCGGCACATTTGATGCCCCTCATTGTTCAGAAGGACGATCTTGATATTCAGGTTATGCCGCGCAATCGTCGCAAGCTCGGTGATATTCACTCCTAACCCGCCGTCGCCGGTCACCAGCACTACACGCCTGCCAGTGGCAAAGGCAGCGCCAACCGCCGCAGGTAGTCCGTACCCCATCGGCGTATTGTTGAACGCATGGACGAACTGCTGGCCCTTGAATTCAAATGCCTGCATCAACCACGCAACACTGCATCCTGTATCGCTAACCAGAACGTCATCCGCAGACATCAGATCGGACAACTCCTTGACCACCGCGTAAGGGTTCAACCGGCCTTTAGTCTCTACAGGAAACCGCGCCTTCCAATCCTCTATCTTTGCCGCCCAATCGCCCTTCGGTTCGCACTGTTCGCTATGGAGGTTCATCGCGCAAATGAAATCGAGCGCGTCAACATTAAAAGCCTTGTAAAGCGGCCTGCCGATCTTCTCCATCTTTGCGATCTCGTTATGGTCAACATCGACCATGACGAGCTTTGCAAGTGGGGCGAACGATGAGGCAGGAGACCCCGTAGCCTTCGTGTCCAACCGTGTACAAACGGCCAGAATGTAGTCGGCAGATTGAACGGCGAAATTGCCCGCCCGGTTGCCATGCGTCCCGAAGGTCTCGGCATCCGGAAACAGGTCTCTAGCCCCCCAAGTCACGATTACAGGCACGTTCAGCCTTGCGACCATCTCTCGGGCCTGCTTGACACAATTCCTAACGCCAGCCCCGAAGATGATCAGGGGGCGGCGGGAATTTCCGAGTTCTTCAGCGACCTTCTTGCACTCGGCATCCATACCGAGCATCGGTAGCTGTTTAAGGATGTAATCGAAGCACTCCCGACGACTCAGCATTCTGCCCTCGCAACATCGTCCGGAATGTCCAACAGCACAGGGCCGGGTCTGTCTTTCGTCGCCATCAGCCACGCCAATACGAGCATCTCAGCAGCTTTAGACGGGTCCATCACCGTCGCGGCATACTTCGTGATGGGCTTTACCATCTCGCAGATCGGCGTGCATTGGAAACCGTACTGCCGCACGTTAAGACCCTCTCCAAGCCTCTCCCGTGTCTGATTCCCGCTCAAGTAGATCACCGGCACAGAGTCATAGAAGCTTGAAGCAATGCCTGTAATGAGGTTTGTCGCCCCCGGTCCCGAAGTGACCAGCGCACAACCCATGCCGGTGAGCCTTGCATACGCATCCGCCGCGAAACTTGCAGACTGTTCATGTTGCGGGCAGATGACCTTTACATCGTCTCTTGCGGCGATGGAATGGATCATATGCAGACACGCCCCACCGGAAACCGCGAAAACGTGCTTTACACGCCCCGCGATGATTTCAGCGATCCTGTCGGAGCATTTCATCCGATCAACGCTCGCAATCTCTCGTAAACCTCGCCATGAGTGACGGTCTTTTCCTCTCCGTTAACAATGCGCTTTACGCGCTCAAGGTTCGCCGCCCGGTCTCCTGCGGCTATCGTTTGCTGGTGTATCTTCGTGTTCACAACCCCAGGGTGCAGGATGTGGAAACGATGCTCTCGGTACTCTGCGTTCAGGGTCGGGGCGAGCGCTTCTAAAACGGCCTTCCCGCACCGATAGGCGCTATAGGTCTCGTTCGGCTTCGCCATGTTCGGCCCGCCGAGAAAGACGACTTGCGCCCCCGGCTTGCGCTGCGGCCAATGGTTTCTCATGGCTGAAAGAGGCTCCATATTCCCCCACACCCCCTCTAGCCATTCCCGTTCGTTACAGTCGAAGAACTTGCCGATCGGCTCTAACGTCCCACGGCAAAGAATCAGCAGATCCCACGGTGTACCAATGCACCATCCGTCGCCCTGTAGCCGCTTTGCGAGGTTCTGGCCGATCTCCGAACCCGAACCTACGATGACCGCATTCAGACCACCAGAAGGAGCCAATCATCGTCCTCGTCGTTTTGACGGCGCATCTGCGCCTGCCGGTCGGCTTCGATCCTCATCGTCGCAGAGGCGAGGGCTGCGTCTAGTTCCTGCCTGTTCTTTACCTTGTCGAGTTTGACTTCAATCGCTTCCTGCTTCTTGAGTAGCTTCTCGACCTTTTTAGTTAACTTGGTCTTCTTCTGAATGACCTCGGGAAGTTCGCTTTCCTCGTCTTCCCTGATCCAGCGCGGGTGAATCCTGCGCGGACCTCTTGCGATGCTTGCCGTTGTGGTTGACGCCGCAGATACGGTGATGTAGTTCGTCCGCGTCTTGGTGTCGCTTCCCGCCGCGTTCGTCGCGGTCAGCGCGACCGTGTAAGTCCCTGCCGCCGCGTAGGTGTGCGAGGGGTTCTGGCTCGTCGAAGTCCCAGCGTCGCCGAACGTCCAAGACCAGCTCGTAGGCGTGTTCGTCGATGCGTCGGTGAACGCTACGTTCAGCGGGGCGGTTCCGGTCAGCGGCGTGCCGGTGAAGTCGGCAACTGGGGCAATCTCCGTAACGGTGAACGTGCCGCTTGACGTGAACGTGTGGATGGTGGATGCAACACCGCCAATCGTTCCGGTCGTTATCGTCCCGCCTGTGGCGGTAAGCGTGCCTGTCTGGTACGCGATTTCGACGATGCCCGAACCGCCAGCCGCTGCGCCATTGGCATCGCCGTTCTTTCCACCGCCGCCGCCGCCGCCTGTGTTGGCAGATCCGGCGCTCGCTACTCCTGAGTCCTGATCCTGCCCTTTGCCGCCGCCGCCAGCGCCGCCAGCGCCTCCTGTATCGCCGCCAGCATTCGGAGTACCGCCGCCGCCGCCGCCTGCATAGGTCGTTCCCGAGATGTTGGACGCCGCTCCGTCACCACCTTTGCCGCCTACCGTCGAGGTCGGGATTGCTCCTGCGGCTCCTGCGCCGCCACCGCCGCCGCCGCCGTACTGTGCGATGTGATGGGCGGGCTGATAGCCGTTATTGCCCTGTCCCGCAGTCCCATTGCCGCCTGTGTTGTTGTCCGTCGAAGAACGCCCACCACCACCGCCTGATCCACCGTCACCGCCGACAGTGAACGGGTTTCCGGTTCCAGTCTCTACGCAACCCCCACCCCCACCGCCCGTCGATGTGATGGTTGCGAAAACAGAGTCCGTCCCCTTAGTTCCGCGTGCGCCGTTCGTGGTGGACCGTGGGCCACCACCGCCAATAGTGACGGTGTACGCCTGCACAGTAACCGTGAAATCGAAGGCAGAGTTTTGGCGCATCCCGCCAGCGCCGCCACCGCCGCCGCTGTATCCGCCGCCACCACCACCGGCTACGCAGCAATATCTAACTGCTGCCATACGTCACCCATGACAGCGTAGGCTCGTCCCAAACGTAGTCCTTGCCATCCTGCGGCATCGGGACACACGCTTCCCAAAGGTACGTGTCCGGATTCAGCGTCCACGAGGCAAAAGGCTGCGGCGCGTAGAACCCGGTTCCATCGTAGTGATATCCGATGCCCGCGTAGTTCTTCCGCAAAGGCTCACCGCCGCCCGAATGCACCCCGCCGTGCGTGTTGTAGCTCGTCTGCACCCACTCGCCCGGCTGCGTATCAACGAACGACTGCTCGGCTACGATCACCTGCGTGACAAGACCGTTTTCAACCCTCGCAAAATGACTCATTCACTGAACCGCCACTTCGCTAGTTGTCCCGTCTTTGTGGATGCGCTTCACGCCAGCCAGCCGGCCATCCGGCCCCTTCAAGCGAACCATCTGAACAACATCCTTCCCGCCCATGCCCTGCACCCTGCCGGCAACGTCAGACAGCGCCTGCGCGATCTGGGCAACGCCCTGGCCCTGTTCAGCGATCTTCTGGCTATGCTCGGCAAGCGTAGGCTGGAGCTTTTGCAGCAGCAGGTCTGTAAACGTGTCCATCGGGCGCTTGCGCGGTCCTTCGGGCGTCTCGGCCTTCTCGCCGGTATCCGAAAGCTCGCCCACCGCCTTGCTCTCAGCCGAAACGTGCGCTTGCTCAAGGCTTGCATTCGCCCCGATCTGCGCAACCACAACCTTCCCTTCGATCTCGGCCTGCACCTTCCAGCGTTCGAACTCCAACCGCATCGCCTCAAGTTGCTGTTCAGCCTGCAACCTCATCTGCTCGGTCTGCTGCGCAGCAACAGCCTTCATTTGCTCCAATTGCGCCGTTTGCTGCGCTTCAAGCGCCTTGTGCTGGTCTTCCTGCTGCATCTTCGCCTGCTCGACCTGCATCTTGTTCTGCTCGGCCACCAACGCAGGATCAGGCGGCTGATTCTGGTTAGGCGGTGGAGCGTTCTTCGGGTCGGTCCAGAACTGCTCGACAGACTTGAATCCCGCGTTCTCGGCAATCTTCGCCTGCGTGTTATAGACGTTCTCCATCGTCACGATCGGAGCGCCCATTTGCAGGAACTGGAACTGCGCCTGCGCCATCGCCATCAAGTGCTGGAGTTGCTGGTCCTTATCACCAGTACCCAATCCAACATTGATAACCATGTCGTAGGACTCGGACCACTCGCGGGGATCAACCTCTTCATAGTCGTCCGTCAGCCGCACGATCATCGGCTTGTTGTGATACGTCATCAAACAGTGCTGGATCAGCTTGAATATCTGCTTAACCCCTGTCTCAGCGAAGATCCGCGCAATCAGCTCAATCCTCTGCTGCGAGGCGCTCATGATCTGGCTGATGCCGTGCGCGGTCTTGTTCAGGCTGTTCGCATCAACGCCCTGGTTGTAGCGAGTAACACCAGTCCGGTTCTCCTGAACCGTCTTCATGTACTCAAGGGCTTGGATGCCGTACTGCCCCATGAACGGGATCTCGAGCGGCGTCGGGGGAGTCGTGCCCCAATGCCTGACGATCCCGCCCGGTCGGACGGTCAACAGGTCATCTAGATTCGCAAGCGGAGCACCCTCGGGCGTACTCTGGACCGCCATCCTCGGCGCGTTCGTGAGGTAGACGTTATCCAGCATCTGCCGGGTCAGCGTCGTTGCGATCTTCTGCAACTCCATCACGATTTCGGCCACCGACTTCCCGATATGCCGGTGCGTCTGGATGATCGGCGTGCAGGAAGCGAACGGAACAACATCCGCCTCCTCGTTCTCGAGCACCACCTTCCCAACCTTCACCACGCGGCGAAGCTCGGCAACACCGTCTCCGTCATAGTCCACGCGGATAAAGGCTTTCGTCACCCAGACCTTCCTCATGGAGCGGTCTTCGGTGTCCGAGTCTGTATAAAGCCGTTCTTCGTTGTAGAGCTTGCGGGTCAGGAACTCGGCAGAAGTCTCAACCTCGGAGCCTTCAGCACTCGTCGTTACGATCTTGCTGGTGTCGTAGCCCAACTCCTCAAGCTCAGAAATGGTCTTCTGGAACCTGCGGGCCGTGAAATTGCAATTCGATAGGTCAATGTCCTTGTGGCTTACGTCAACCAGCATTTCCTCGGGCGCTACGTTCTCAATACAAACCTTGCCGTAGTCTTCCTCGATCTGGATCTTCACGTCATACAGGCTCGGGACTTGCGGAGGAGCCTGCATTGCCTGCCCAACCGCGCCGGCCATTGGGTCAACAGCAGGGAATGTGGGGTCTGGATAGGACGTAGCAGCGAGCAGTTCGACCTTTGGATCGCTAACCAGCATCGTCAACTGCTGCTGGCTCAAGCCCTGATACGACTCCTTGCGGATGCGCTTGGACTTGTCGTAATACACCTCGACATAGCCGTTCTTCTCAAGCAGAGCGTCCTTGAAGAAGGTATACAGGGCCGTGAATCCGGGGTTCTGGCGATAGAAAACGTAGTTCGCAGCCAGGGTTGCTTGCTTGGCCCCCTTCTCGTCACTAGCCCGCTCGGGCGTGAATTCAACCGCCTTATCCGATGCCGTGAAGATCCGCAGCAGGGAGGGCAGAATCCATTCAACGGTATCGAATACCTCGGTCGTGATGACCTGAGAACGACCTTCAACCTCGTTGCCGTAAGGCTCGCCGTTGTAATACTTCAGCGCGTCGGCGCGTTGCTTGGAAAGCTCCCCGTCGCCATAGCCAAGGGCACGCTTTTCCTGCGCTTCGATGATCGAGCACAGTTCAAGGTCGCCCATCCCGCCCTTTTTCTTCGTGGCGGATTGCTGCTCGAACATTTAGGCAGCAGCCTTGCGCGGGAGCGTGAGCGTGTTGCGAACATGCTCTACAGGACGCTTCTGCATCTCCAGGAGCAAGAGCCGCGCCTCCAACTCGGAGACCTTGCGCTCCAATTCCTTTACCTTCTGGGTGTCGGCTATGCTCATACGATTCCTGTTTTCGTGGGGTACTGGATTGCCTTGGGCTTTACGTCCCTGCGGCGAATAGACACCGCCATGTAGCGAAATGCGTCTGCGCCGTGGCTCGCCCAATCGTGGACGGGCACGGCCTTGAACTCGTCAATGCGCGTGTTGAAGTCGCGCCGGTAGTTCATCAGGGCCTCTAGCCCTTTCTCGCACCGATGCGCGTCGAAGTAACAGCGGTCAAAGATCAGGCGGGCCGCGTTAATCCCGTCCTCCAAACCCATCTTCGGCGCTACTTCGAAGTTGATTCCAAGCTTCTGCGCGGTCTCAAGCCGGGTCTTGCCAGTCCCCAACTCCTTGACCTCGATATCGTGGGGCGCAACGTGCCTGCCGTAGCTGTACGTCTTCGACCGAATCAGCGAAACGTAGTGATCCAAACCAACGCCCGAATGCTCGTAGTAGTCGATCAACCGTATCTCTAGGCCAGCGGCCTGCACGAACCAGATCGCGGTCGCGTCACCCACCCCCAAATCCCAGAACGTATCGACCAGAATGCCGCGCTCGTAGGGAATGTTCTTGATGCGCTTGCCTTCCCGAGCGTTCCTCAACTCAGCAGCGAATATCGCGCCCTTCACGGACGCCTCAAACGAGCACTCCCACTCCTGCGCGTATTCGTCAGGGGTCATGCTCTTGCGGGCCATTTCAAGCTCGTTCGGCTTGATTAGCCCGGTATCAGATGCCTTGAATTCGGCAAAGAACCATCCGGCCTCGGTCTTTGCCTGCTGGCAAACATCGTAGAAGTGGTTCTTACCGTTCGGCGTTCCGATGAAGAACGCCCAACCCTGCCGGTCTGCTAGGGCTGGTCTTACGACCTCTGAGAACGTCCTAGAGGGCATCAAACCGTATTCGTCTAGTACAACCCCATCGAAGTACAAGCCGCGCAGGGAGTCGGGGTTATCCGCCCCGTAAATCCGCATCTGCGCCCCATTGGGCAGGTCTACCCTTAGTTCAGACTCGTTGACCTTGCGGCCCTCAATAACGTCCGTGTAGTACTTCAGGTAGTCCCAGGCGATCGCCTTGCCCTGCGTGTAGGTCGGGGCGATGTAGGCGAATCTAGGCCGGTCTCTCGGGCAGGTTAGCGCCGCCTTGATTAAGTGGTTGACCGCTAGGACCGTCTTCCCGAAACGCCTGTGACAAACCGCAGCCCCGAAGCGATGCGCGTCGAGGCTTTTGTGAATATCTAACTGCTGCCTGCGCGGTGCGTATGGGATTACCCCGTGGGGTTCATCCATCCGTACACGCGAACCGGGTTAGCCTCGTCGCCAGAGTGTTGAATTTGTGACAGTTTTGGAACTGACCGATCTAGCAAGACCTCTGCCGCCCGTACTTGGGTGGAGGTCATCTTGATCTCGCCGTTTGCGTGCTTGGTCAGGCGGTCGATTAGGACGCTGGCCTGTATCTTCTGGCGCACCATGTCTGAGTGGCGCGGATTTAGTCTTGCTGGCATTTCAGACTCCCCTTGGGGTTGGTCTAGGGTTGATTGGCGGCGTTACGAATAGCCACTGCTCCTTGCGGGCGTTCTAAAGCAGCCATATCCGATGCTGTCTCCGGACGGTTTCCCAACAGTTCCACTGCCGCCAGCAGCCCGAATTCTTCCAATAATCTCTTTGACATCTATCGGTTGATAAAGCCGATAAGTCTTGAGCATCGCTACCAAATTAGCGGGGCGCTCTAGTCTCCCCCCCCCTTTTGGCCTGATAATTTTTGAGTGCCTTAACGGGGTTCTCATAACCTGCTATCTCCTCATGGTTGATTAGCGGCGTAATGCTCTCGGTGCCACTCTTGCGCGTAATCACAGGTTGAGAACTCGCTGAAGCTAGGTATCCCAATGGTGTAGTGAAGCAGCGCCGGGGTTGCTGTTGGCTTATCGAACTCACCCACCAAAAAGTTCCATGTCGGGGGCAATTCCCCAATGAAATCCTCGGTCAGCCATTCAAAGCGATGCAAGAAACTCCCCGGTTTCCCGGCTACGAATTGAGGCGTAAGACACCTGTTTCGGAAGTGCCGGTTGTTCCAGAGGATGACGCTGCTTTGATTCTTTCTCGGGTAGTCCTCGTTCTTGTTGCCGAGGTACTTGATCGGGTGCTTGGTCTGGTAATCGTGCTTCACGACCTGGACCGCTTTGGTGTGGTCTCGCAGGTTCCACAGCTTTGCAATGTCGTCTGTTACGACCATATCGCCATCAGCGAATATGGCGTGCGTTCCCATGTGGCCCCATCCCATGAGGTAGGGGACTAGGAAGCGGCTGGTAATGAAGTCGTTTGACTCGTCTGCCTTTCTGTCCTTGCCGATCAAGCGGCTCGCCAGCGGGTAGAAAGCGACCGGCATGGACGAACGCGAGATTACGGACTGGCAGAAGGTGTGATAGGCGACAGACTCCCTCGGGTCGAAACCGACCACGATGGGAATGACTTCGACCAAGCGTTAGGATCTCCTGTAGATCGGCACTCCGCGCCGTAGCGCCTCGACGGAGGAGGAGGGGCGTAGGCGTCTAGGCGGGAGGCCGAATAAAAAGCCCGTCTGTGCACGGGCAAGGATCGCGTTATATGGCGACCACAAATGAAAAAGGCCCGCCGAAGCGAGCCTTGTGTGTTTTGGGCGCAACTTGCCCCGCGAAAACTCTACACGGTCTGCATCCGATTGTGAAGATCATCTTCTTGCCATCGATCCTCATTTTCGTGCTTATCCATGTACGCTTCCTCGGGCCGCTTGATACGGCCGCTGATAGATGGACCTCTCGACACGCCCCGGCCGATTGACGAGCGCGATGCTCTCACGCGGCGCATTTTCCTCACCATCCCATTTTCAGCGGCGTTGCCTCGGACGGAATCAATACGCACATTCCCAACCACATACCCACCAGCGTCCAAATAGCGGCACATAACCTTGCAACCACCTTTAACCCCGCGATCCGCCCAATGCGGTTGCCATAATTCCCACCATTCTGGGAATGTCATTCGAAAAAGAATTCCGCGCTGACCGGAGTTCTTTTTATGCTCCAAATACTTTCGGTATGGGTCTGACAGTCCTTGGATAGCGCAAGCTTCTCGAATCTCACTGAAATTCTTTGGCCTGCCCCTAGGCAAGCGAACCTTCGGCGGCTTGGGCGCAGCCTCTGGCCGCTTGAACCCAAATTGCAATGCGATCTGCCTCACTCTTTCCCGAGTCAGACCAAGCTGATCGCCTATGGCTTGAAGCGTTTTACCGAGCGCAAATTCAGCGCCAATGAACTCGATGCGTTCACCTTTTGTCATGTGTTTATTTTGACACGAATATGTATTTTTGTACAGTAGTCATACCAGCCCCCTCCCCGCCATTCCCGCCCTCAAAATGACGTAAGCCGCCTCGAGCGCCTCCATGTAGTTCCCCCTCGGGAACCTGTAGACCGCGTTCAGGTAGCGGTGATGCACCGCCGCCTGCTGAACCGGAACCAACCCACCGATCATGGCGTCCATAGCCTCGGCTGCGCGATCGTCGGCTATCTCGCACATGGAGTCGAAATCGTTGTTGTACCCGCCCCCGACGAACCCGCATGACTTACCAGGCGCACCCAAGCCCTTCAGCGCCCCGGAGTGCATCCACTTGCGCCAGTTGTCCAGATGCCACGCTAGGCGGTCGTCGATCACGCTTCGGCTTGGTTCACCAGTCACACTCACAATATTCATGTCGAATTCCGCACTTCGAACAATCGAGATAAAGCGGCGCACGTCTTCAATGGCCTTTGCATTTCTCTCGGCCCTACGGTCAGCAACCTTTTGCTCTACTTCCGGCTTCATCGCATCCCCATCGCTTTAATAGCCTCATGCCAGCGTTTTAGAGTCTCGACGGTCTCCTGTGCCTCCTCCACCGTCCGGACGATCCTGGGCCGCGTTTTAAGCCCCTCGTACAGCCTTTCCTGCGCCTGGGTCAACTTGCCGTGTTGCGTTTTTACTTCAATTGCCAGCCAAATGCCTGAGAACGCAACAAACAGGTCCGGGGCACCTTTGCCTAACTGGTGCGTGTGCAATACATCGCAGCCCATCGCCCGGAACGCGGCCACAATCTCAGGTTGCACCGCATCAACTTTAGCCGCTCGGCGCATTCTTCAGCTTCTTGTGCCGGTGGTAATACTCAAGCGACCGAGCACGGCGCTTTTCGATGTTCCTGGCATACCATTCCGTTTGCAGTCTGTGCCGCCGTTCTTCCATCGTCTCGCCTAACCTAGCGCACTCGGCCAAGGCTTTTTGCTGCTTCGTCATCTTGACGCGCTGCGCCTTCTGTTTGGCCGTTTCCATCTTCTTCAGCAGTTTGTCTGTGCGCTCGCGTTCACGCAGCCGCGCCTTAAACTCGGCCTCCGCTCGACGCGCTTCTTCCTCCTCCGAAATTACGCGCACCGTGCCGGTCAGTTTGGGTTTGGGTGGCACTAGCCATTGCGGAATCATGCGTACCTCGCTAGGTCTTCGTTGGTCATGGCAAGCAATCCGTATTCGTTCTCCCACGGCACACGGAATAGCTTGCAGAAGCGTTCCTCTTTGAGCGTGTGAAAGCCTGTAGCGCCCATGTGGTGCTCTGGGCACAGAGGGGCAACGGCAAAATCGCTCCGCAGGCTCGACCCTTCGGCAATGTGGTGAACGTGCGCGGGCGTGTCTGGATGCCCCAGGCGGCGGCAGATCACGCAGCCGATCGAGGCAACGCGGCGCATATGCCGTTGCTCGGGACTCATGCGGCCTGCCTCTGCTCAGACCACATCACTCCATGCTCTGCACCGAAGGCGAAGATTATCTCCAGCAACATAGACATCTCCGGCTTCTTCAGCTTGCGCGTGGACTGGCCCAAGATCACAAAGCCGCCGTCGATCCCCTTCGCCATTCGTTGGTGCTTCTTCAATCCCGCCGTCATAACGTGCTTCCAGTCCTCGGCGTCCAGATGAACCATCTCGCCGTCAACGGGCCAAAGAAGCTGTTTCTCAAGGTCGTGCAAACACGACCACATCAACCTGTTCTGCTCGTCGGTGCGGAGGTCTTCGAAGTTCATGCCGCCTCAGGCTCCGCGCCCTCTAGCCAGTATTCGACGTAGGGCTTGCCATGAACGCGCCTGTCCTTGATGTCCCACCCCATCTTGCGCAATTCCCCAATGCGCTGGCTCAATGCGCCGATGCCAAGATGCGGCCCCGCCGTAACGATCGTGGGTCTCACGCCGCGCTGTAAGGCCCTTAGCAATCGTCCTTGCTGCGTTTGGGGTTCTGGCACTTGGCAGCGCGGAGCATTCGCGGCAATCGCTTCGAAGATCGTGGTTTGCATCATGCGACCACCCGCAGCCCGCTAACGTGCTTTCCCTCGGCCACCCGCCGCACTCGGGCCGTAAATTGCTGGTAGGTCTCACTCGCGTTGTCCCATTCAAGGCCGAGTTCCGCAGCCTTCGCGTCGATCCCTGCCGTAGATTCCCACCACATCTTCCCGTTGACCACGCCAGTAAGGTCGATCTCTTCAACGTCCTCCCACCGTTCGCCGCGCAACCAGGTCGCAGGGTATGGTATGTATCTGCCACCGTCTTGCGTCCAATCATCGGTGCTTTTCTGTACGATCACGGCCTTTACAAGATCCGCCGTTAAGGGGCGAATCGTTTTCACTTGCTCCCAAGCCTTTCGCGCATCACCCTTGTCTTTCTTGCGCGGGTAGGCTTGCCAGAACTTCTCAAACTCTGCATCTGGTGCTGGTGGTGCGTATGGCTTCGGCATTCACGTCCTCCAGTTTTCGCGTTCGGGCCTTTTGCCCCTCTTTGCCAAAATTTCAGTACTGCTATCTGCTACCTCAAAGCCTCCCCCTACCCCACGCCATTCGTGAAGAGAGGGAGAAATCGCTACCCCGCGCAAGGCGGAATCACATGCTCGTTACCGAGTCCCCGGACTTGTGATTACAGCCAGTCCCTCGAATCGCTATGGGGATTGCACCCGCGTCGAGTACCCTTTTCTTCCGCGCAGCCGGGTTAGGCTCTTGATCGGCTCGGAGTGCCTTACTTCTTCCTCATCTCGTAAACACGCGCAGGCCCTTTGCCTGTGCGCTTCCTGACTCGCCTTGCCAGCGCCGCCTTCACTAACTGCGTCGCCGCCTCGTCCTCTGTAATTCCGTCCCGATCGGCTATCCGCTTCACCAGTTCACGCTCGGCAACTGACAGCGGCACCTGATTAGGCACTTTTGAGGGCCCTCTTAGGAACGGAACAGGGTCAATTGCGGGACTTCACTACCCGCGCCACCGGAGGCAATCTGCGCCATGTCCAACGTCGCCTGCTCAAGCAACATTTCCCGAATGAGGGTCGCCTTTTGCTGGCCTGTGTAATTCACCCAAGCGTCGATGAGCGCGGCCTCTTGATCGTTCAGGCGCAGCTTCACAACGTGGTCGCGGATAAGGGATGGATCAGCGTACATAGCTGTCTCCTTTCAGGAGAAACCCCGGCCCATGTGCCCGCACACAGACGACCGGAGAAACGCTCTCGACAGGGGGGAGGAACCCTAGGAGCGGCGGGAGGAGAGTCATGCGGGCCGACTCTGCGTGGCAAAGTAGGCGGACAACTTCTCAATCGTTTCGTATCGCGGTTGCTTCGACTTCCCGCTGGCGATCCGCACGACCGTGAAATAATCGACGCCAGCGCCCCTAGAAACCTCGGGCCAGCGCCCCTTCGATTGGGCCAGATGCGCCCTGACTTCTTGAATGGATATGCTCATAAATCGAAGAATATGCACGTTCGCATATTTTGTCAAGGTCATTCTGCATACCGCTTCGATTTACGCTGAATCCATGCCAAATCGAACCCTGCAACAAGTTCTCGCCGCGAACGCGAAATCGCTTCGCAAATCCAACCAGCAAACGCAGCCGGAAGTGTCCTCTGCTGCGCGGCACAAAGGCTATGTAATCGACCAGGGAACAATCAGCCGAATTGAGCGGCTTGAGTTCAATCCTTCCCTAGACGTAGTTGAGGCTTTGGCCGCTGGCCTTGGTTGCGAGCCGTGGCAACTACTGACGATCAACTTCGACGCCAAGAACCCGCCGATCCTGAGGGAAGCCTCCCCTGCCGAGCGCGAACTGTGGCGGAAGATCCAAGAGTCCGCCAAGAGCATCGGCCTAACCTGATCCGTCCGTTTTTCAGATAGCAAGCGCAGTTTCGCAGCCCATTTACAAAATAATATGCGAATCGGCCTTGACAAATTATGCGGACGCGCATATTCTCCAATCAACGCCCCACCGCACGGGGCGATAGGAGGATGCAGATGGACAGGGCAGCAAGCGACTTTCTCAGAGAGCGTCACCTGAACGATCTGGCGGGCGAACTACGCGAACTCACCGACGACGAGCTAGACGACGCTCGGCACGCGGTCGTGTGGGATGTGCTGATGGGCAAGACGGTCGGAGGGTTCGACCTGAAAGCCTGCCTAGATTGCGAGTTCAACTCTGACGGCTACACCGGCACGGTCAACGATCTAGCGGCGCTGATGGTGGGTGATAGCAGCCTCGGCCCCGAAGACCAAAAAATCATGCTGTCCTGCGCGGTCCATGACCTCGCATGGCGCATCGTCGAAAAGCATATTCCCGAGAGCGCGGTCGAGGATCGCGCCCGCGAGATAGCCGAAGACGCTCGGAGGGGACTGTGACTCTCGCCGTGTTCGTCGTGCTGTTCGGACTCGCGCTGGCCGCGATTTGGAAACTAAACCCGAGGGCGAAATGAAATCCATCCTCTCGCGCCTCTTGGTCTGGTGGTACGCCACAGACTCCATGTACCTGCACGCGCGCATCACGGAACTGGAAGCCGAGTCCGAGCGCATCGCGCAGGATCTTCAAGACACCCGCTGGCGACTTATCAAGAGCGAAATGCGCCAGCTTCAACACGCGAGGCCCGCATGAACGCATACCTCACCCGCGCAATGCTTAGTGACCACCAGCGCCGCCGCATCGCAGAGCAGGAAGCCGCCGACTTCTGCGCTATTGGAATCGTGTGCTTCTTGCTCGCCTGCGTGGTGTTCGGCGCGATTCTCACGGCGGCGGGCGTGTGAGCCAAGGCGCGTGGCACTTTCAAGTCGAACTTTTACAGAGGGAGCAAGATGAACAAGTCGGAGAGCATCAAGGAACTGGCAGCAGCCCTAGCGAAAGCGCAGGGCGAAATGAAAGGGGCGTTGAAGGATTCAGCGAACCCGTTCTTCAAGTCGAAGTATGCGGACCTGTCGAGCGTGGTTGAGGCGATCCGCGAGGCGTTCGCAAAGAACGGGCTTTCCTACGTCCAGACGGTTGAGCCGTCCGAGCGCGAGGAAATTCGCGTAGAAACCGTGATTCTTCACGCTTCCGGCGAGTGGATTTCCTCTGGGGTTCTGGCGCTGCCCGTCACCAAGACGGACGCCCAAGGGGTCGGTTCTGCCCTTACCTATGCACGGCGCTACAGCCTCTCCGCAGCTTGCGGCGTGGCCCCGGAAGATGACGACGGGAACGCCGCCTCGCAAGCAGCACCGAAAGCGCAACCCGACCTGGCTGGAAAGGCGAAACTTGAAAATTGCTCGTCTTTGTCCTCGCTGCAAACCGCTTGGGAAAGCCTGACCGTAGCGCAGCGCCTGACCCTTGCCGAAGTCAAGGAAGCCTGCAAAGCCAAGATTTCGGCCATAGAGCGCGCAGCGCAGAAGGAAGCAGCGTGAAGGTAATTGACTTCCCGCAAGGCTCCGAGGAATGGCTTGGTGCTCGCGCCGGAAAGGTCACAGCCTCCCGCGTGTCCGATGTTCAAGCCAAGATCAAGACCGGCGAGGCCGCAGCGCGCAGGGACTACAAGGCGCAGATCGTGGCCGAAATCCTGACCGGCAAGCCGCAGGAGTCGGGCTTCACGAACGAAGCCATGCAATGGGGAACAGCGACGGAACCCGCCGCTAGGGTAGTGTATGAAGCTATTACAGGCACTCTGGTCGATCAGGTAGGGCTTGTCCTGCACCCGACCATCGAACGCGCTGCGGCCTCTCCTGACGGGCTTGTGGGGGGCGGCTTGCTGGAAATCAAATGCCCCAAGACCGCTACCCATCTGCAATACGTCTTGGCTGGCGTCGTTCCGGCTCAGTACCAACCGCAGATGCTCTGGCAGATGGCTTGCACGGAAACCGCGTGGTGCGACTTCGTTTCATTCGACCCGCGTCTGCCCGCCGACCTGCAATTGCTAGTGGTCCGGTTTGAGCGGAGTGACAGGCTCATCAAGGAAATGGAGGCTGAGGTCAATGTGTTTCTGGCCGAGGTTGACGAAATCATTGCAAAACTGAAAGCGAGGAAATTGTGAGCAACGAAACCGAATTCGTCCCCGGCCTATTCATCAAGCCGCCCCACGAGCGCGCCCCGGATTTCGTCAAGGCGTCAATCTCCATCAAGGTCGAAGACCTCGGCAAGTGGCTGCGCGAGCAGTACAAGGCCGGCAAGACCGACTGGATCAACATCGACGTAAAGGAATCCAAGGGCGGCAAGTGGTACGCGGCGGTCAGCACGTTCAAGCCGGGAGAGAAGATCGCCAAGGGGGTCACGCACATCGAGCAGGGCAAGCCGAAGGGGGCGGTCGATGAAGACGACCTGATCCCGTTTTGACCATGAGTATCCGCCGCTACTGCCGAACGTGTGCTGCGTATAAGCCAGCCGCCGACTTTTACGCCTCGCAGCCTGCCAAGTGCAAGCCATGCGTCCGCGCAAGAGTTACGGCGCATCGTGAGGCAAACATCGAAAAGATCCGAGAGTATGACCGTCAGCGCGGGTTCCACGGTCGGCCAGGATACGCGGCGGAATACAAGGCAAAACACCCCGAACGCAGGCAAGCGCACATCTTGCTCGGCAACGCCGTCCGCTCTGGTCGCATCCTTCCTTGGCCCGTCTGTGCAGTCCCAGAGTGCAGCGACAAGCCGGAAGCACACCACCCGGACTACTCGGCCCCGCTTGATGTCGTTTGGCTATGCCCCGCTCACCACAAGCAAACCCACGCTCTAATGAGATCCATCAACAAGAAAGCCGCGTGACCATGCTGACCGAAATCAAATGCGGCAGGACGCACTTTCAACTGTTCAACGGAACCGAGTGCGTCTGCACCGTCCGCGCCGAATACAAGGA